CGGGCAAGACCGGTGCGGCCGGCCAGGTCACGTCGGTCACGTACGACGACCTGATCGACCTGCAGCACTCCATCGACCCGGCGTACCGGGACAGCGCGCAGTGGGCCATGTCGGACTCGGCGCTGAAGGTGATCCGCAAGCTGAAGGACGGCAACAACCTCCCGCTGTGGGAGCCGTCTACGCAGCAGGGCGTCCCGTCCACGCTGCTCGGGAAGCCGGTCCTCATCGACAACGGCATCCCGGTCCCGGCCGCGTCCGCGAAGTCGATCGGCTACGGCAACATCAACGCCGCCTACGTCGTCCGCCAGGTCGCCGGCGGCCAGATGATGCGGCTGGAGGAGCGGTACGCCGACTACCTCCAGGTCGGGTTCTTCGGCTTCATGCGCCTGGACGCGAAGCCGGACGACGGCTCGGCGTTCCGCGTGTACGCCCACCCGGCGTCCTGATCCCTGCCCGTACCGCCGCGGCCCCGTCATGGGGTCGCGGCCCACTGGAAGGAGGCGCGGTGGCGCGCATCCGGATTCTGCAAGCTGTCGCCGGCCTGGACTTCTCGTGGGCGCCGGGCGACGAGGTGGACCTCGACGACGAGTCGGCGGCCATGTGGGCGGACGGTGTCCGGGCCGAGGCGGTCGAGGAGTCGGAGAAGGCGGCGGCCCGGTCGCGTGGTGGCGGCCGGGCCCGCAAGGCCGAGACCCGGTAGGAGGCTGCTGTGGCTCTGCTGACGCTGGCTGAGGCGAAGGCCCAGCTCGACATCACGACCACGACCAGCGACACGGAGCTGCAGGCGTACATCGACGCCCTGACGTCTCCGATCGAGGGAATCGTCGGCCCGGTCGAGAACCGGACCGTTACCGAGATGGTGGAAGCGAGGGGTCCGACGATGAGCCTGATGAAGGCTCCCGTCGTCTCCCTGACGTCCTTCACCCCGGTGCTGGACGGCGGCACCGCGCTGGACGTGGCCCAGCTGCACCTTTACGGGGCGATCGGCCAGGTCCGGCGAAAGAACGGCGGCAACTTCAGCGGGGGGCCGTGGACTGCCGAGTACGTCGCCGGCCGTGGCACCGTGCCGCCCACCATCAACCTCGCTGCCCGCATTCTGCTGCAGCACCTGTGGCGCACGCAGTACGGGGCGGCCCGCGGCTCGGTTGGCGGCGGGGACGATTTCAGCGTCAACGAGCCGATCATCGGGTTCGGCTATGCCATCCCGAATCGCGTCCTTCAGTTGCTGGAGGACTTTAAGACGGGCCCGGGGGTGGCGTGATGGTGACTTCCCGGGTCCCGGCCGCGGTCGCGGCCCTCCTCGACATCCTGCGCGCGGCGCCGTCCCTCGCCGACAGCGTGCATATCGAGGACGGCCCGACCGCGGTCAACCTCACCGACAACGACCGGATCTACGTCGGCTGGCAGCCCAACAGCGAGTCCGCGGTCAGTTTGCTGCAGGACTTCAACGCGGCCGGCGCGAGGACCCGCGACGAGAACTTCATCATCAACTGCTACGCGGAGAGCCGTTCTGGCGACAAGGACATGTCCTTGCGGCGTAGCCGTGTGTTCGAGATCGTCGCCGCCGTCGAGACCGCGCTGCGGGCTACCGAGGCAGCGCCGGAAGCGCCGACGCTGAACGGCACCGTGCTGTGGGCCCACCTCACCACAGGTGACCTGGACCAGAGCAAGTCGGAGGGGGCCCGGGCGGGCCTCAACTTCAGCGTGGCCTGCTTCGCCCGTATCTGATCCACCCCTTCCTGAAGGAGTACTGCGATGGCGCGTGTGCGCTTCATCGGCCCGGAGCCGGTCACCGTGCCGGAGCTCGGGGGCCGTGAGATCCAGCCCGATCAGCTCGTCGAGGTCCCGGACGAGCGGTTCGAGGGCTACGTCTGCCAGACCACGACGTGGGAGCCGGTTGAGGAACCGGGCGCCGCGAAGAAAACCAGCACGAAGAAGGAGGCCTGACCATGGCGATCGGATCCGGTCTTGGCGCGCAGATCGGTATCGCGTCGGAGGTCACCTACGGAACGTTCGTGGCACCGACGCGGTTCATCGAGTTCACGAAGGAATCGCTGGTCCTCAAGAAGACGACGGCTCAGAGCGCCGGCATCGCGGCCGGGCGGCTGATGGCGCTGTCGTCGCGGCGTGTGGTGACGCAGCGGGAGGTGTCCGGCTCGCTGGAGCTGGAGGTCACCAACAAGGGCATGGGCGTCCTCCTGCAGGCGCTGATGGGCACCACGGTGACCCCGGTGCAGCAGGCCGTCACCACGGCCTACCTGCAAACCCACACCCTGGCCGACACCTGGGGCAAGTCGCTGACGATTCAGAAGGGTGTGCCGCTGACGACCGGCACGGTCACCGACAAGACCATGCTCGGCTGCAAGGTCACCTCGGCCGAGTTCAGCTGTGAGGTCGGCGGCATGCTGACCTCCAGCTTCGAGTTCGACGGGAAGGACTGCGACGAGACGCAGACCCTGGCGGCTGCGAGCTACAGCAACATGTCGCCCTTCCACTTCGGGCAGCTGGCGGTTAAGTCGGGCAGCTTCGGGGCGGAGACCGCGCTCGACGGGGTCCGCAAGGTCAGCGTGAAGATCGAGCGCCCGCAGGCGACTGACCGCTTCTATGCCAACGCCAGCGCGCTGAAGGCCCAGCCCATCAGCAACGACCTCGTCAAGGTGACCGGTTCGCTGGAGATGGACTACGTCGCGACCACGGTCGACGACCTGCACACCTCGGACGGCGCTACCTCGCTCGTCGTCGAGTTCGTCGGTCCGCTCATCGCGTCGACCTACTTCGAGACGTTCCGGATCAAGCTGCCCGCCGTGAAGGTCGACGATGCGCCGCCGACCGTGGACGGCTACGGCGTAGTCAAGCCCACCTTCAACTTCACCGCGCTGTTCGACGGCACCAACCAGGTCGCCATCGAGTACATGAGCACCGACACGACCGTGTGACGGAGGTGGCCCGTGGCCGTCGGCAACGTCCAGATCACTGGAACCGGCCAGCTCATCGAGTTGTCGCGGCGCCTGAAAATGGCCGGCGGCCCCCGCCTGAAGGCGAACTTCGCCCGCCGGATCCGGCGGGCTGCCGAGCCGATGCACAGCGACCTGCAGGACGCGATCCGGTCGGTGAACATCACCTCGCCGGGTCGGGCCCAGGGATCGCGGGGCGGGGCGTCGCCGACGACTCGCCCCCTGCGGGCCACGATCGCCGGAGCCATCCGGATCAGCGTCCGAACGGGCGCCAATCCGGGTGCCCGCGTCTGGGTCGACAAGAGCCTGCTGCCGTCTGACCTGCGAAACATGGCAGCAGTGATCAACGAGGGCCGGATCCGGCACCCCGTGTACGGCAACCGGCGCCGCTGGGTCACCCAGTGGGCGTCACCGCCGTGGTGGGACACCACGGTTCGTAGGCACACCCCCCGGATGCGCGCCGAGGTCGAACGAGTCCTCGACGACGTACGCCGCACCATCACTTAGGAGAACCCGTGCTCATCGTCCACACCCCTGCTGGTGCCCCGCCCGAGGAGTTCGACATCCGCAGTGTGCGGGTCAACGAGGCGTCGATCATCTCCCGCACCATGGACACGACCTGGAAGCAGGTCAAGGAGCGGCTGGCCGACGACGACCCCGAGGCCATGCAGGCCGTGGCCTGGGTCATCAAGAAGCGGACGGAGCCGGCGCTGCGGCTGGCCGACTTCAACCCGGTCGCGGACGAGCTGGCTGTGCGCCTCGACAAGACCGAGGTCGAGAGCTGGGTCACCGAAGCGATGGCCGCCCTTGACGACACTGCGACGCCGGAGCAGGCGCTGATCGTGATGCAGCCGATCGTGGATGCCGCGGTCGACGCCGAGTTCGCGCGGGAGTTGATCCTCCGGCTTGCCGCGGCCCCAAAAGACACGGCGGCCAGCAGCGCCGAAACCGAGGGCCCGAGCGGGCCGACCGAGGAATCGACGCCGACCGCACCGAGTACCTCGGACTCTTCGCCCACCTCCTCCACATCCCTGCCCCAGTCGTAGACGAGCTCCTCGTCGACGACTTCGAGCGGTACGTGGTGTGGCTGGACCAGCACCTAGCGCAGCAGCAGACCGGAGGTGAGTGATGGCGTCGGAGCGGCTGACGTTCACGCTGGATGGCCGGGACCACCTGTCACGGGTCCTCGGCCACGCAGGGGACTCCGCGGAGCGTCTCCGGCGCCAGATGGAGGATGCGTCCGACGGGTCCGGGCAGGCCATCCTCACCCTCACCCAGGATGCCGACGGCCGGTTGCACGACCTTGAGGGTCGGTTCGTGTCTGTGGCGGACGCTGCGGCACTCATGGGCCATCAGACCGAGGGTGCGCGGCGGCCGCTTGCGGATTGGTCGCGGGCCGCCGACGAGGCGCGGCGTCTCGGCAAGGAGCTGAAGTGGTCGTGGCTAGCGCTCACGCCGGCCGCGCTGCCCATGGCGGCGGCTCTGGCACCGGTGGCATCGGCCACCGCAGCCGCGGGTGTGGGCATGGCCGCGCTGGCGCTCGCCGCAGGCCGGCAGATCGCGGCAATGGGGGAGGCGTCGAAGGCTGAGAAGAAGTACACCGACGCGGTCGAGGAATCTGGCGCTACGTCGGCCGAGGCGGTCAAGGCACAGTTGGCCTACGCGCGGACGATGGAGAAGCTGCCGCCGAAGACTCGTGAGGCTGCGGCCGCGCTGTCGGTGTTCAAGGACCAGTACAAGGCGTGGTCCGACTCCTTGTCTGCGGACACGATGGGTCCGGTCATCAAGGGCCTCGGGGTCATGGGGGCGGTCTTTCCGAAGCTGACGCCGACAGTGAAGACCGCGGCTGCTCAGCTGGACCGCCTGTTCACGGTGGCTGGTGGCCAGGTGGCCAGTCCCGGCTTCGATGCGTTCATGCAGAAGGTGGACCGCTGGTCGTCTGGGGCGCTGAAGCGTGCCACGGACGGGCTGATTCACCTGTTCCGGGAGGCGAGTAACGGTCGACTGTCGGGCGGTGTTGCCGAGTTCATGGAGTGGGCCCGTGCGCAGGGCCCTGCGGTGTCTGCGACGCTGAAGGACCTCGGCCGCGCCCTGCTGAACCTGCTGCAGGCTGGCAGTGATGTGGGCGTCGGCATGCTGACGGTGGTGCAGGCGCTGAGTCACCTGGTGGCTGCTGTGCCGCCAGGCGCGATCACGAACCTTCTGCAGATGGCGATCGCGATCAAGACAGTTCGGATCGCGGCAGCAGGACTTGCGGCAGGACGCGCGGCGGTGGCTGCGTTCGCGGCGCAGATCACGCTTATGCAGGCTTCTGCGTCTGCGGCTCCGGGTCGTCTGGCCGCGCTGTCGGCGTCCTTCAGTGCGATGTCGCGGGCGACGAAGACGGCGCTGATCGGGTCGGGTATTGGCCTGCTGGTGATTGCGCTGTCGGAGCTGGCGGCGACGTCGGAGCAGGCGCCGCCGGACGTTGACAAGCTGACGACGTCGCTGGCGCAGCTGGGCAGGAATGGCTTTGCCTCGGGTGAGGCAGCACGCGCCTTCGGCGATGACTTGAGTGGCCTGCATGACAAGGTCCGTTCGCTGACGGACCCGAGCACAGCGGACAACATCCAGCAGTTCGTCGTCACGCTGGGCGGCCTGGGTACCTGGGACTCGACGCCGGTCAAGCAGGCGAAGGAGAACATCGACGCCATCGACAAGTCTCTCGCCAGCCTGGTGTCGAACGGGCAGGCGGACCTGGCGGCGGGCGCGGTACAGCGTCTGGCTGCCGGGTACGCCGAGAGTGGGCGGGACGCGTCCGAGTTCACGAGCAAGCTGGATGACTACCAGTCGGCTCTGGACGATGCCAAGTTCGAGCAGGATCTCGCTGCTCAGAGCATGGGCCTGTTTGGTCAGCAGGCGTTGGCGACGAAGCAGAAGTTGGACGCGCAGAAGCTGAGCGCGGATGGGCTTCGGCAGTCGATCGTCGCCCTCAACGACGTGAACCGTGCTGGCCTCAGCGCGATGAACGCGTTCGAGGCGTCCATCGACGCGGCAGCGAAGGCGGCTGAGGACAACGGCCGGTCGCTGCGGATGGTCCACGGCGAGCTGGACCTGAACAGCGAGAAGGCACGGAACAACGAAGCTGCGCTGCGGGACCTGGCTGCGAAGACCGACGAAGCAGCGACGGCTGCCCGCGAGCAGGGCCGGTCGTGGCAGTACGTCACTGGGCTTCAGGAGCGGGGCAAGGCGTCCCTGATCGCGACGGCTCAGCAGATGGGCCTTACTCGTGACCAGGCGAAGCGGCTGGCAGATCAGATTCTGCTGACCCCGAACAAAACAGCCCAGCTCAAGGGCAACATGGAGGATCTGCAGGCCAAGCTGGACGCTGCGAAGAAGCGGCTGGCATCGGTCCCGGACAGCCGGAAGGCACAGGTCAAGGCAGAGATCTCGCAGCTCGAAGCGCAGATTGCGAAGGCCAAGGGCGCGATCGCGTCGGTCCAGGGCAAGACCGTTTCGATCATGGTGGAGTACCGCACCAAGAACAGCGGCGCATCGGACTTCACCAAGAGCATCGGCGGCTATGCCGGCGGCGGTAACCCGCGGCCGGGCGAGGTCGCATGGGTCGGCGAGGAGGGCCCAGAGCTCGTTCGTTTCGGGCGAGGCGGGGCGCACGTCTACGACCATCAGACCTCGATGGGCATGGTGCGGCAGGCCGGTGCTGGGCAGGACGTGGGCGCCGGCCTGGTGGCCGGGATGGTCCAGTCCCGGAGCGGCGTCGAGCAGGCGGCGCGCGGCATGGCTGCTGGCGTCGAGGCCGGTGTCCGGGCCGAACTCCAGATCGCCAGCCCCAGCAAGAAGATGATCGCCCTGGCCAAGGACACCGGCCGAGGGATGATCGTCGGCCTGACCGGGACGAAGGCGCAGATCAAGGCCGTCGCCATGGATCTGGTCAAGGACATCTGGAAGGCGTGGGAAGGCCAGAAGACCAACGTCGACTCCGGCTTGGTCAAGATGGTCAACCGCGAGCACGCCAAGCTCCAGGCGTTGGCCAGCAAGCGGGACGCGCTGCGGACCAAGCTCGGGAGCGCGCAGGCTCTCCTGAAGTCCAGGATCGAGGAGCGGGACCGGTACGCGGCCGACATCCGGTCCTCGGCACGGTCGGCGTCGGGCCTGTCCAGCCTGGGCCTGGAGCCGAAGCAGGTCACCGCCAGCTCGATCAAGCAGGGGCTCGGGCAGAAGCTCAGCAGGCTTCGGCAGTTCACCCGCTGGATCGGCGTGCTGACGAAGCGCGGCATCAACAAGAACCTCCTGCGGGAGGTCCTCGCGATGGGACCGGAGGAGGGCTACGCCTACGCGTCCGCGCTGGTCGGCATGTCCACCGCCGACCTGAAGGCCGTCAACTCCTTGCAGTCCCAGATCGACAAGGAGAGCGACACCCTCGGCAAGCGGGCTGCGGGAACCATGTACGACGCCGGCGTCAACTCCGCTCGGGGCCTCGTGAAGGGGCTCCAGTCCCAGGAGAAGGCCGTCGTCGACCAGATGTACAAGCTGGCGAAGGCGATGGAGAAGGCCATCAAGAAAGCCCTCGGCATCAAGAGCCCGAGCCGGGTGGCCCACGCCATCGGCGTCAACTTCGGCCAGGGCCTGAGCGGCGGCACCCTCGCGTCGCTGCCGGCCGTCGGCCGCGCAGTCGACGCTGTGGCCGGGCGCATGGCTGGGATCCGGCCCATGCCCGGCCGCGCCGCCGGGGCGTCTGCCGGTGGTGGGTCCCCCATCTACATCACGGTCCAGGGCGCGATCGATCCGGTGTCGACGGCTAAGCAGCTGCAGCGGGTCCTGGTGAAGCTGGACCGCACCAACGGCGGAGGAGGGCTTGGGCTTTGACCAGAGTCACTGTGCAGTGCGGCTTCGGGTACTCCCCGATTGCGTCGGGTATCGCGTGGACGGACATCACGCGGTACGTGGCGCTGGGTGATGGCGACGAGATCGCCATCACCCGCGGGGCGGAGGACGAGCTGGCCGACACTCAGACCGGCACGCTGTCGTTGGACTTGGACAACGCGGATGGTCGGTTCACCGCGGGAAACTCGGCGTCGCCGTACTACCCGAACGTCCGCCGCAACGCTCCGATCAGGGTGATCACGACCGTGCTGGGCGGGATCAACTATCTCGCCCAGCCCGGGTTCGAAGTCGCCGATAACGGGTGGGACGCGGCACCGGGGCTGGCTCCGGACTCGGCCACGATCGACACCACGCATGTCCGGTCCGGCACCTACGGCTTCAAGATCGGATGGACGAACAGCGGGACCGGCGGCGTGATGCAGTGCCCCCTGTACGGGCTCACGATCGGCGTCCAGTACACGGCGTCCGTGTACGTGTGGGTGCCGGCCGGTGACCCGGCAGTGCGGCTCGACATCGACGGCACCACCATCGGCACGGCGTCCAACGTGACCGGCGCCTTCCAGCGGATCAGCGTGACGTGGACAACGACCGCCGCTTCGCACATCCTGCGGATCACGACGATCGCCACCTCCCCGGTCGTCGGCGACTTCGTGTGGATGGACGAGGCACAGGT